GTGAAGGTGTTTAGACCTACCAAGGAGTTGTGTTATAAAGATGGAATGAAGTTAGTGCGTACATACACAACCGAAGAGGTTCAGAATCGAGCCGATAAAAAGTTTACAGAAAAACTTTACATTCATCCAAGCGTAAGAAGAAGAACTAGAAAAGAAATAGAGGCGAAGAACGCTGGCTTGAATGGAAGGATTGATAAAAATTTTGAGGCTAGTGATTACTGAATGTCAACCACAACTAGGAGAAATGGCAGAAGTGGGGAACAAGGTCAATGGAGAAACGCAAGAGTTGCCCAAGTATTTCGTGGTACTCTGAAGCGTAAGAAAGATAAAACTGGGATAGTGTTTGCGAGAATATTGAGGGAGTCCATGCGAAAGAATAAAATCAAGAAACGGAATGTGTCACCTTGTGGGTTTAAAGAGTATGAAAAAATTTACAATAGGTTCTGGTCGGATAAAAAATCTGTTACCACTGACGATATTAATTTTATGGTTAGGTTGATTGAAGAGAGGGCAGTTAAGCAGAATGAGAACTAACATTGAGGTGAGTTATGCCCCAGATGGAGAGGTGTTTGAGATTGTTGTACCAAATGACATACAAGCCCTACCATTAGAGTCTAGGATTTTAATATGGGATGAGATATCTTTTATGATAGAGGGGATGCGACAGGACAAGGTTGGGAAAGTTCGCAGAATTGGAAAGTGTGAATGACAGCTAAACAACAAAAGTTTGTTGATGAATATTGCAAGACGTTGAACGCTACGGATGCGGCTATAAAGGCTGGCTATTCAAAGAGATCACCAATGGAAAGAGGATATGAGTTGCGTCAGAAACCGTCAGTCAAGAAGGCAATAGAGAAGCGGTTGAATAAGCTCTCTGAGAAGGCTGAGATAGCACAGGAACGCATTGTTGAGGAGCTTGCTTGTGTTGCTACTGCTAACATGGTTGATGCCGTTAGAATGAATCCTGATGGTTCTATCGAGTACAAGCCTTTAGAGGAATGGCCTGACAATCTTAGACGGGCTGTTCACGAGATCCAGATGATACAGTTGTCCGATGGTAATGGTCTTAGCATGAAGGTGAAGTTAATCGATAAGACAAAGGCTCTCACGGCTCTAGCTAAGATCAAGGGAATGATGGTTGAGAAACATCAGCATCAGGTTGACTTGAATGTTGATCTGGTTCACCACCTGAAACAAGTCGAGGACTATGTGAAGTATGAACGAGAAGCCAAAGCTTGATGCATTCGCAAACAAACTGCTTGCACTTAGAAACGATCCAGTAGAGTTTGTCCGTCAGGTGTTAGGTGCAGAGCCTGACAAGTGGCAGATCAAAGCACTGGAGTCTATCGTAACGAAAGATAGAATATCAATCCGTAGTGGGCATGGTGTCGGTAAGACAAGTTTACTAAGTTGGTATATATTGTTTTGGCAAATGACTCGCTACCCTGCGAAGACTGCTATCACCGCACCAACTGCTCATCAGTTGCAAGATGTTCTCTGGGCAGAGGTCAGCAAGTGGTTCAGGAAAATGCCAAGGCAATTCCAGAAGATGTTCTTGTTGACGCAGAACAGACTTGAAGTTGCAACTGCCCCACAAGATTCTTTTGCTGTTTGTCGCACCAGTGCAAAGCAAACACCAGAAGCCTTCCAAGGATTCCATTCTGAAAATATGTTGTTCATCGTTGATGAAGCAAGTGCTGTTGAATCGGTAGTGTTTGTTGTTGGTAGTGGTTCGATGAGTTCTAAGGGTGCTAAGACTGTTATGGCTGGCAACCCAACACGGACATCAGGATACTTTTACGATTCATTTCATTCTGATAGAGCAAGGTGGACTACGTTCAAGGTTGGATGCGAAGAAGCGAAGTTTGTTGATCCAAGCTTTGTCAAGGAGATGGCTGACAAGTACGGAACGGATAGCAATGTATACAGGGTGAGAGTTGAAGGCGAGTTCCCGTTAGAGGATGATGACACTGTCATTCCGTTAAGCTGGATAGAGAGTGCTGTTGCGAGAGATGTCGAGCCTAACCCAACACGCCCAGTCATCTGGGGATTAGATGTTGCAAGGTTTGGTTCAGATAAAACTGCACTATGCAAACGAAGATCAAACTCTGTGATGGAACCGTTGATGGTATGGCAGAATAAAGACTTGATGCAGACTTGCGGATTAGTTATGAATGAATGGAAACGATTGGAGAACTTTGCGGATGAACGTCCTGAAGAGATTTTGGTTGACAGTATTGGTCTTGGTAGTGGGGTTGTTGATCGTCTGTGTGAGATGGGCTTGCCAGTTAGGGGAATCAATGTTGGCGAAGCTCCATCCACGGATGGGAAAACTTATATGCGACTACGAGATGAGTTATGGTTTAAAGCAAGAAACTGGTTTCAAGGTCGAGATGTACGAATACCAGAGGGATGCGAGGAACTCGTGGCTGAACTAAGTATGCCGCACTACGAATACTCTTCCTCTGGGAAGATAAAGGTTGAGGACAAGGCATCGATGAAGAAGCGTGGTTTGAAGTCACCTGATCTTGCCGATGCGTTTTGTTTAACGCTGGCACATGAGTCTGCGTTTAACGCTGGACTAAACTTTAAAAGTGAACTGCCAGAGATGGAAGTTGCTGTGGTATAAAGGAGAGGTGAGTATGAGTTTACGAATGCAAGCAGATATCAATTCATTAGTCGCACACTACAACGATCTATCCAATCAGGTTGACGAGATACAAGAACATATCAAGTTACTCCGCACGGCAATGCACTCATTGGTTGGTGGTGATTTAGATCAGTTTGGAAAAGTTAAATTAACAATGGAAGACAGAATCCCTGCTCCAAAACCAAGAACAAAAAGGAAAAAGATATGAACATACAAGAACTGATGATGATGCGAGGTGGATCACCAACTGGTGGTATGTTACCTCAAGGAAATAATATATTACCGCCACAAGCTGGGACAGAACATTTGTTTCCACCGTTTGTTAACGGAACTCTTCCGCAAGGATTAGGCCAACTGAATAGGCAAGAGGGTGGCTCTTTGATGAATCCGATGCAACCTCAACCACCTAGAAATATACAACCACCACAAATGCCAATGCCACCACGAATTCCACCTGAAGGATTCGGACAGATGAATAGACAAGAGGGGATGGCCTTGCAACCAAACTCTCAACCACAACAACTGCAACCATCAATACAGAATAGGTCTATGGATATGTTTAATGAAATGGATAGTATGCCAGAAGGAAACTACCAGCAACGTATCCAGCGACACGGTTTATCGCCAGTTGGCCCTGATGAATTGTTCAGGCGAATGCGTGAGCAAGGTGCAATCGGTGGATTACTAGATCCTAGGAGATAAGAGATGGCTAAGAAAAGAAAAAAACAACAGATGACAGATGAATCGTTGATTTCAATTATTGATCGTGAAGTTGGATCAGGTGGTCTTAACGGTGAGCTAGAAGATCAGAGGCGTAAGGCTCTTGATTATTACAACGGTGAACCGTTTGGTAATGAACTGGAAGGAAGGAGTTCAGTTGTTTCTACGGATGTCATGGATGTTGTTGAATGGTCTATGCCGATACTGATGAGGATATTTGGATCGGGTGATGAGATAGGACGCTTTGAACCACAGAACCCAGACGATGTTGAGGCCGCAGAACAGGCAACCGATTACTGCAACTATGTATTCTTCCGTGAGAATGACGGGTTCAAACTTCTCTACGATGTTATGAAGGATGCACTGTTATCCAAGACTGGTATCTTCAAGATCGTTTGGAAGGAAGATGAGGAAGTCGAGAGAGAATCTTACGAGGGATTGAGCGATGAAGAGTTTCAGCTTCTGGTTATGGACGATGCAGTTGAAGTTGTGGAACATACGGCTATCGGTGGCGATGCTTCTATCCAAGTTGAGTCGATGGATCAGGAAGCAATGATCGATAGTTCTATTATGAGCGAGTCGATACCGCCAGAGCATAACGTAACAATCATGCGGAAGGTTAACAGTGGCAAGGTTGATATCGAAGTTGTCGCACCAGAAGAATTTTTTATTTCCCGATCAGCAAGAACAATCGATGAAGCTAACTTTGTCTGTCATAGGACTAGGTACACTGTCGGTCAGTTGATAGAGCTTGGGTTCGATGACGCAGAAGAATATGTTTCTGAATCTGATCAGAGGTTTGATCAGGAATACATTGCAAGAAACTTTCTTGATGGGACATCCTCGAATATGCAACAGGACGGTGATGAATCAGATCCGTCAATGCGTGAGATATGGATTGATGAAGCATACATTCGTTGCGACTGGAGCGGTAACGGGATCACAGAAATAAGAAAAGTATGGAAGACGGGTGATCGCATTATCCTTAACGAAGAGGTTGATGCTATTCCGTTTACGAATATATGTCCGTTGCCTATGCCGCATAAGTTTTACGGATTCAGCATTGCTGATATCGTGATGGACTTGCAGTTGATCAAGTCAACGCTATGGAGAAACATTCTCGATAACATTTACCACCTTAACAACGGACGCTTCGAGTGTCTTGATGGTCGAGTTAACATGGATGATCTGTTAACGAATCGTCCTGCTGGAGTTGTCAGGGTGAAAGAGATGGGAGCAGTCAGAAGGCTGGACGCTCCAGACATTGGTAAATCTCCATACGAGATGTTGAACTATATCGATACGGTCAGGGATAGTCGCACGGGTATCACAAAGTTCAACCAAGGTCTTGATGCTAACGTGCTACAGCAAACCACCGCTACTGCATATATGCAACAGATGCAGTCGAGTCAGGCTAGGATAGAACTGATCGCAAGAGTATTCGCTGAAACTGGTATCAGTGCGATGTACAAAAGAATTTATGAACTGCTTCAAAAACATTCTGACAAGTCGAAGGTTGTTATGTTGAGAAACAAATGGGTTGATGTTGATCCAGCAAGCTGGAAAAAACAATGCGACTTCACTGTAAGGGTAGGACTTGGCAACGGTAACCGTGATCAGAACTTGGTACACTTGCAGTCGCTGGTTGCGATACAGGAAAAGATTATTGCCGCTGGTGGTATGGGCTTGCTGGTAACTCCCAAGAATGTTTTCAATACGCTTAAAGAGATTGGCATGAACATGGGCTTGAAGAACATCGAGGAGTACATTACAGATCCCGATGAAGGTCAGGCACAAGGACAGCAACAGCAGGAAGATCCAGAAGCTGGCAAGCAACAAGTTGAAGCGATGAAGGTGCAAGTTGATATGCAGAAGCTAAAACTTGAAGCGAAGAAGCTTGAGATTGAAGAAGAGAAA